TCAGGACGTCTATAGATCTGACGACGAGCTGCCTCGTCTGCCGCCTGACGCTGCATCAAACGATTGACCATTGCGCGTTGTGCCGCTGGATCTGTCTCAAACAACATGCGCGACATTTCTGCTGCGCTCTTTTCACTCATACCTGCCGCACGAGCCGCTGCCTGCGATCCTGCCGCCTGTAATGCGCCGGGGACATTGCCTGTCGCAAGCTGACCAGTGATGCTGAATATTGATGATGGATCAATGTCTGCGTCGGCTGCCTGCATCATACGCTCCGCCGTAACAGATCCACCCATAACTTTGCGTGTCGTTTTCATCTTCTGAGCTTGGAACTTCATAAAGCGCTCAAACTGCTCAAACTGCGCAGGATCATCAAAGACTAATCTCAAGGCAGCCCGTTTTCTTGGCGTTCCAAATACTGTGTTTACAAAGTCTGTGGCATCCCCGGTCTTAGATGCAAGCTCTTCAACTTGGCTTATTAGGCCGACACGCAGTGCTTCTTTTTCTGGCGGTGTCATTTTCCCAACACGCTTCACAAGCTCTTTTTCTGATATTTTCGTGAAGTCAAAGCCTGCTGTGTATGCATCACGCAAACGCGCATTGTCTGCGAATTGCTCATTCGCAACGCGGTAAGCGTCGTTTTGATCAATGATTTCACTGTTCCAACGATTTTTAAGATTAACCAATGCCCGGCCTTCTTTAGTGACTTTATTTGTCACGGCATCAGTTTGCCCCTCGATTAGAACATCCAGACCTTTTTTGATTTCATGCGCCAGCTCAGTTGGCATACCGACATATGCACCGCCCTGCATCTCTTCGCCAAAAAATTTTGACAAATCTTTCGGCATACCAGATACGTCTACATCTGGGTCAATGTCAGCAATTCTAAGCGCCTTGTCGTAAGCATCTTGGATGACTTTGCTTTTTGCCATGTTTTGAAATGGCCGAGCATCCAACTCAACTTCGTATGCTTTTGCATATGCAGGCTGCGCCTCGGCTTGCGTTTTAGCGGCTAAATCGTCCAAATAGTCAATGCCTGTCGCGCCCTCTGCGCCAGACATTTCTTTCGCTTGCTCAGAAATTTGCTCTGCTTGGCGAGAACGACGCTCAACAAACTGCTCGGCAACTTTACTGCGCTCGCCGCTAGGTGTCGCCTGCGCACGCCATCCAGCGCCTGCAAGGTTTTCGCCTAAGTCGGCAGGCGTAATGTCTTCAATGCCCATTCCACGAGCTTCTTCTAGCTTCTGCATCGCCTGCTCTGGCGTCAGCCCATCACGCTCAAATGCCTCTAGCATTTTGCGCTCAGAAAATGTCATTGCACGCCTTTGGCCGCCTACGCCTAGCGCATCCATCACGCGACGACCTGTCTTTCCGGCCTGCTGTACAGCAATCGGAGCTGCTGCGCCAACTGTGCCGCCAATCAGTGCGCCTGTCCCAGCAGATTTAAGCCTTTCCTGAAATCCGCCCTCACCTGCACCAAAGCCTGCTACACCGCCCTCAGCAGCCCCTACAGCCGCCGCACGAGCTGCCAATGGCGCAAGGCGAGCTGATGTAGCCGCGCCAGCCGCAGCGCCTCCAGTGCCTGCTGTGAGCGCCCCTAGACCTAATGTTGTCACGCCTGCTCCGCCCATTTCATAAGCCAATGCTTCAATCGGATTTTCACTGCGGTAGCTTTCTAGCTTCTTACGAATTGTTTTTAAGTTTTCTTTGTAGTTTTTACCTTCAGACAAACCAAGCGCCGAACCCAGCGCGGAGGCTGGGTTGCGAAGCGCTGCTTCTAGCTCATCAGCAAATCCGAGTGTAGCGCCCTGAGCAATAGATCGAATTCTCTGCGTTTCGGCTGGCTCTTTCGCCTCTTCGCTCGTTCCCGCCCCCAACTCTACTTCGCGTCGGATCTGCTCAACGAACTGATTTTGCTGCGTAGGCGTTAATTCAGCGAATGCGTCGTCTACCTCAACTTGGCCGATACCTTCAATTTCAATTATCATTTTACGATCTTCCAGTTTAGCTGTGGCACTTCAACTGGCTCTGGAATAGTAACATCTGTTGTTACTCCGTATCTGGCCCGTCGGTTCGTAATTGCTTCTATCTTTAGTCTTCGCGCCCGCTCGTTAATACGAAGCAAGTTTTGCAAAGCTGCATATGCCGTAGCTTCATCATATGCTGTTTGCAGCTCTCTTGCGGCACGAATTGCGTCACCTTCAGTTTGAACGCCTTTATTTAAGCGCAAACTCTGGTTAACCATTCTTATCTTGAACTCGTTAAAACGCTGCCTTGCGTTTGCTAAATCTGTTGTCTCTTGACCGCCAAGACCGACAAGACCTAAAGATCCTACAGCAGATGCGGCAATACCTAGTTGAAGTGGGCCTTCAAAGCGGCCTGACGTCCCTTGTTGTGGATCGCCGGGGACGTAACCAAACAAGTCCATAACGCCCTTTGTTTCAGCTGTTAGGGCATCAAGGGTTTCAATGGCATCAAAGTCTTGCTCTTCTTCAGCTTGCATCTTTGTCGGCAGCTCTTTTGTCTGCTCTTTCACTGCATTTCGTGCAGCTATGACATTTTCGTTCACAGTGACTTGAGGATTGTTGATGTCTCCATCTGGGTAAGTAACAGTAACAGCGCCCTGATCTAGGATCTGCGGCATTGTTAGCTCTTGCGTTTTAGCAGCCTGAACCGCAAGCTGCTGCCCCATAGCCGCTGGGGATAGCTGGGTTAAAATTGCCATAGCTTCTTGATTGTTTCCAGCTTGGATCGCCGCAGCCGCTCGTTCAGCTAATGCAGCCTTTTCATTGCTACGCGCAAATTCAATCGCCTGTTGCCCTGTAAATAGCCCACCTTCAACAAGAGATGCCGCACCTTCCATACCCTGCGCACGAAGCATTTCGGCAGTCTTATTGCGCATTTCTGTCTCACGAGCCAATTTCGCCTGCTCTCGGCCTGCAATGGCTCCCTGCTGACGATTGAATTGCTCTTCGCGGGAAAGCTCTTGCAAGTACGATCCAAAGCCTGCGCCGGGTTCTACAGCGCCTGTTTCAATGGCTGACAGGTAACGAGCTGCAAGAGTATCGCCAGTATCTGCTCGGCGTTTTAATTCGGCAACTGATTGATTGCGCGTGAAATCTTTTTCACGACGCGCCAAAGCTCTTTCGCTTTCTTGTAGGTAAGTCGCAGACGCAGGATTGAGCGGACTAAGTATTGCAGCCGCCTGACCCAATCGTTCAGCAAAAGTAAATCCTGGGCGATTAGCTGATTGGCTGTCTGTTTTAGGGGTTGCGTTTATGCCAAACATTACTTTCTCCTACCCTATCGGGGATAACTTTGATCCAGCCATTATATAGTCAAGCAAGCCCGGACGGTACGAAGCCCCTTGGTTTGCAGGCAATCCTGCTAAAATTGAACTTGTTAGACCGAGGCCAGCCAAAGGTGCGCCAACTTGAGACTGATATTGAGCGCGTTGTGCGTCCAAGATTTGTTGTTGCAATGCTCTCTCTTGCAACCCTTGTTGCGCAACCGCCTGCTGCGCCTGCTGACCTAAGCTAAATCCTTGCAAGCCAAGCCCAGATAGACCGCCAGCCGCTGCTTGCTGCACGCCCGCACCTGCCAATGCCGCCTGCTGATTTGCCAGCGATGTTTGTTGCTGCAAATTAGCTTGCTGCAAGGCACGCTGCTGACCAAGGCCAATATCATACTGAGCCGCTTGTTGAGCTTGCTGGAATGCATTCTGACGCTGTTGAGCAGCAAAGTCGCCTGCCATGCGTCCGTACTCCCCCATAGCAACGCCTTCAGCCACACCTTGACGAGAACCGCCGAAAGCGTTAGCTGCTTCTGCTTGAGCGCCCAACTGGTTTATTGCTTGCTCACGCTGTCGCGCAATATCAGCCTCGCCACGCTGAATAACCTGCTCAGTATAGGGCGACATGTATTGGCCTATATTCGCCTGAGCCATAGTCCCAACTGGGCCAATTTGCGCAGCTTGAGCTGTTGGCGCTTGGAAGTTCGTTAGATTGCCGTATGTCTCCCCAGCGCCCTGCATAGCCTGCGTTGCGCCCTGAAAAACATTCTGTGTTGGTTGTCCTGCTGCTTGTCCCATGTGCTTACCCCAACAATCCTGTTTTTAACTTGTCTACTGTGCGAGAAAATACAGTCCCTGGAGGATCGTATGAACTGTCGGTTAAGGAGCTTGTTAAGTCAGCCCCAAATGAGCTTTTTGCAGTTGTGTTCATTGGGCTGGTGTATCCTGCCGCCTTAGCAAGGCCCGGATCTACTTGCCCCACTCCATAACCTACGCTCGCAATATTCCCAGTTGATTTGTTCGCATAAGTATTATTGTCGTAGTTTCCATTTGTGTAATCTATGCCCTGATAATTAGAATTGTCATCATCAGAAGAGCCATTACCACCAGAACCTGCTGACGCCGCTTGAACAGCAGGTGTTGAGCCAGATACAAAGTTAGGCATCTCTCCAGTTATTGGATCAATCATCATGTCCATTAGAGCTTTATATCTGCCGGGTTCAAATTTCTTCAGCATGTCCAAAGCAGCTTGGCCACCTTGATATGTCGTGTAACCAGTTACGCCGCCTTGCGTTGCTGTTGGTGCGCCAATAGACAGATCTCCTGCGCCCTGTAAGCCAAGAGCAGACGCCATAGTGTTAACATTGCCCCGAGAAGCTAGCTCTGCCTGATTGATGGCAGCGATCTCTGGCCCTCGATACATTGGCGTGCCAATTGCTGCCAACTGTTTGGCTAATTGGTATTCCTCTCTTGCTTCTGGCGTAAGCTCTTGTGTCTTCTCTTGCTTGCCGCGCATCCTAAAACTCCATTTGCATTGTGATGGACTTTTCTTTCCATCCTAATTTTTTCAACGGCTTCTTCCAGCCTATTCTACCATCAAATGTTGCAAATGAACATCCTTGGCTTTTGGCCCACTCAAGAACCTCTTCGGTCATGTCTGTGATAGCATCTAACTCACCCCCGGCGAGAAATACATGCAGAGCCTTTCTGTCGTGATATATCACAACTTGCGTTATAATACATCCTTTTGGCTTTGGCCAAAATTGCATATGACCCGAAGCAATACCACCTAAAACCTCTTCCCAGGTGTTTAAGTTGTCATTTTTAGCAAGAGCCGCCTCAATCCACGGACGGCATCGATCTAAATCGTCTATGCGAACAGGTGCATTCATCCGTGCAACCTCGTAATTGCAATCGTTGACGCAGGCGCGGCAGGCGCAAATGCAGTTGCAACCGTGGCATCTAAAAACCCGCTTGTGTTATCTACTGCCCACATAGCCTCTAAATAATCATTGGCACTTACATCAAAGATCGCAGAGCGTGACACAACCAGCACCGAACCGTTTTGGTGCAGCGCGTTTTTCATCGTTGACCCCGTGACATCTACCCCGTTGATACGAGGCCAAAACCAGAAGTTCACTGTGCTGCTGGACGTTGATGCAATCTGCGCTGAAAAGCTAATCATGTATTGACCAGCTTCGGCGAACACAATGCGACTTGCAGGCGTTCCATTTGTTACACCTTCAGCAATGCTAGAAGTGTACGTTAAAGCGTACGCTGTGTTTATGGATGCCGCTGTCTGGTCTGTCGTTACTGCGCCAGCGTATTGACCATCCTCTAAGACGATCTGCACAAACGCGCCATCCTTGGACACAACGGGATAACCATTTTCGTCATCCCACAAGATAACGCCGTTCTCTGATGGATTGTCGTCTGCTGTCTTAAAGTACAGGCGCGGAAGCTGCCTACGCAGATATGCAGTTAGGTTATTACCCCAAGCCTTTACGTTGTCGCCAATCGGCGGGAGTACGGGTGCCGCCATTACCTACGCCCACCTGCTTTTGCGTCTACCCGCATTGTGCCAACACGCCATGCTGCGTAAGGTGTGTCACCCTCTACGCGCATTCTAATCTGGCGACCTGCGAAACGTACCGCTGTTGGGCTAGATGGTGTGTAAGGCCCATGCGTGTATTCCGTGTCGTTGGGATAGAACCGACTTTTAAAGGTGATATTCACATCACCCTGCGTCTTTTCGTCAGGGATTAGGTCTGTGACCTGCATGATGTTATCACCGTTGCCAATGCTGATCGGGCCGCTTTGCGCAAATACAGATTGCTCTGTGCCGCTGACTGCGTAGGAAAGCCCAACCTCATGGTCATACATTGCGCCGTTTGCATCCATGAGCATTGGATACTCAAAAACGCCGCGTGACGCGCCAGTTGTGCGGGATAGATTGCCGATGAGCCAGTGGTTTTCTTTGTAATCAAACGCCACATAGCGGTCTACCTCAGTGCTACCCGACGAACAATAGAACCACCAGATTTCGCCAAACTGACCATTGGTAAACGCCCATGTTTTGCTTTTCTGTGAGGTGTTGACGTCGCTAAAAACATAATCATGGACATCGCACGGTATTTCAGAAACCAAGTTACCATCAAAGCGGAAAAACCCACCGTTGCCCATCCAGAACACGCCCATGTCAACGTCTGCCGCTGCTTGGCGCGAAATGATGCCACAAGACGTGCCAACACGTTCAAAGCCGTAAACATATGGAGGCCCGATGTACCGCGCCGTGTGTGCATCAACGTCTGTAATAATTAAAGTCTGACCGCGTGTACGAATAGCAGTTTCAATTTGTCCTGATGTTTGCAGCTCAATATCGCCAGCTTCGTTTGTCGCGGCAGGTGTCCATAGAGTGTTGTTCTCACGGTCACACCACTGCACCTTGCGCGGGTTGCCGCCAGCAGCTAGAGCAAAGATAAAGCGTTCTTCTGTTACGATCAGACCCTTATTGCTTGTTGGCGCGTTGGCAATAATCTCAGCGTTTTTGCCTAGCTTTAGTGAAACGTCATCAACGTGAAACTCTGGCTCTGCATCACTGGCTGCATAAATCTGTATATCTAATGACGTGTCATCAATGTAAAATTGATAGGTGTTGGTTCCTACCTCTAAAGTCTTATCAAGAAGCACTGTAGATGTATTTGTTCCTAACACTTTTACTTTTGCCGATGGTACTGTCGCGGGATCAGCATCGGCATCTGGGTCAATTAAACGTAGCGTTAGGTAATACTTTTCACCGTTGGTTAAGCTGCCAACAGTTTGCTCTAAGTTTGCAGCAGTTGTCCCTGTCCACTTTGCCACCCCACTAGCTACAGCCCATCCAGTGCCTAACGTCCATCCAGTAGCTGCGGCAAAGTCACCGTCTGCAACAAGCTCCGATCCAGTTGTAGACTGCAACTGCCATTCAATTAAATCGCCATCCGCTGTAGAACACGCAACAAGGTATTCGCCCCAGTTATCTATTGACCAAGTAGTTGCCTCCACAATGTTACCAGTGTCAGGGCGAGGCGTTCCGTAGGTACCTCTGCCATACAAGCCATAGCCATAGCCAATATTTACAGACGCGTCCTCTGTTCCGTCCACTAAGTCAGGCGGCGTTATGTCGTACTTTATACCAGATGACACAACAGCCACTAGCTCGTTTGCAGAGCCTGTTGCAACATACCTACTGGCTGCTGTACTAAGCCAAGTATGCATAGAGCGCGGAGCATAGTTTGTTGCATCCACGCCTAACGTGTCAGGTATATTCTCGTTTATACGCCAACCACCGACAGGGCGCAGCGACCCATCACGCCAGCGCACAAGTGAGCCATCTTCCCAGCGTCCTGATGCATCTAGGTCAGTACCAGTGCGGTAGAAGCCTGCGGGAATTTTTAGAGGTATGAGAGCCATGCGCGTTACTCTGGTTTAGTGGGCCAGTTGATAGTGTGTGGGAAACCTGATTGCTGCGGCACGTTAAGTAAGTCAGTGCGATATTGCGCCCATTCGTTTTGTTTTTCTGTAGTTAAGTCTGCCCAGCGCAAATTGTTACTTACTATTGGGTCAACTTCGCTGTGCAGCAAGCTATCTCTCTGCCAGCGAACAAATGCCGCCACCCTTGCGTCCTCATCTGCCTGAGAAAACGCTTCGTAATCAGAGCCTATTAGTGCTAATAATTGCGAGTTATCTACTGTAGTGTCTGTGTCCCAAGGGGTTAGAGCATAGGGTATCCAGCCGTATTCTGGGTGATTTATTTCTAGCTCAAATAAAGTGTTTTCTGCGTTCTTTGAGACTGCGTTTCTAACTTCTGTAATTTGTACCATTTATGAAATCCTTACAAAGAGCGTGCGTCTGTCTTTTGCTGACGAATACCCCATACACCGCCATGTTCCTGACGTTCTTGCTAAAGTGGAGTTGGTGCTAGCAGCACTATCAGAAAAATACATGCTAACACTCCCCATATTATCGCCCGGATATGTGTAATGAACTGTGCTGTCTGCTGCCTCAAAGCAAAATCCGTATGTTCCAACTTTATCTGCATCATCACAATACGTTCCGTAAGCAGTCCCAACCTTATCTGAATTAAGTGTAGACGTTGATGTCAAATAGCCCTGCGATGAGTGATCGCCCCAGCCATACGCCGTATTCCAATTGCTTGTATCTGATGATGAAGGGATGTTTGAAACTTGTGTGGACGTTGGGATTTGATAACCGCTTGCCATTGTTACAGACAATGTACCAGATGTGGTAACTGGCGACCCGCTTACCGAAAAGCCTGTTGGCATATTTAAGCCAACACTTGTAACTGTCCCTGACCCACTCGCAGCGTTAATCGTGTCTATTTGGCTCTGTATGTTTGACGATGCGCCAGATAGATAGCCAAGCTCTGCAACTGTAACAGAGGTTGCCGCAAAGCCATCAATAGCATTCAAGTCTGCCGCAGATGCCGTAACAGGCGTTGTGCTAATCTCCCATGAACCTTCTGTAAGGTTTGGCGTGATCGCGTTTGTACCGTCAGCATTGCTATTTATTTCTAAAACAATTGCATCTAGGGCAGTATTAATTAAATCGCCCCAGCTATCTTCTGACGCACCAACGTCTGGTTTTGTAATGCTTATCGGCATCTAAATCTCCTATGCAGCTTCTGACCATGTGTCGGTTGGGTCAGTAACATCAGTCCATATATCTGTCGGCTCTGTAGCTTCTGTCCAAGTGTCGCTACTATCAGCCTGCGTTGACCATACACTATCATCATCCGCTTGTTCTGTCCAACTATCGGTGGGCGGCTCTTGATAGTCCCAAGTAAAGCGAGCGGGCAGTGTCGGTACGCCCGCCGTTATCTCTACCATTGTCAACGCGTATTCTTGGAAGAACGGCAGTGTGTCAACGACAGGCTGCGGCTCTAAAGAAACTGGGAAGAAGTTAGATATAACCGAAACAGTTGCACTGTCTACCGTAGGTGCAGCAAGCGTAATCTCAACTAGGGCAAAGTTAGATATTACCGCTGATGTAATATCGTCAACAACTGGGGTGCCTGATGTTATTTCTTGTGGCGCAAAGTTGCTAGTGACTGACGCAGCAATACTATCAACGACAGGCGTTGTGCTTATGTCATCCGCGCCAAAGTTATAAACAACAATGACGCTTGCGTTATCTACAACAGGAACGCCAGCCGTAATGTCTGCGGCTGGTATTGTTTCATCTTCAAAGACAGTCGCAGTATCAACGACAGGTGCAGAAGCAGTAATATCTTGTGGAGCAAAGTTGCTAATTACAGCAACTGTTGCCGTGTCAAAAACAGGAACGCCAACCGTAATGTCTGACGCAATAACCTCAACCCTGACTACTTGTACACCACTATCCGCGAGTGGTGCGGAGGCTAATGGTGTAAAGCCAAGCATGTGTTATGACTTCCAGTAAGTACGGCCTGAAGTAATAGTGCTGTTGATGCGCGTCATGTCTTTGCCGCCATCTGTGTACTTGCTATCTAGCACTTCCATTTCCAAGTGCATGACCATGTTACCGACCTGCTTTTTCTTTTCAGCATCGCTTTCATGTTCCATTTTCATGCCATTTTGGATGTTTTCTACCTGATCGCACATATGTAACAGCTTCAGGTAGTCACGGTCTAATTCATTTACAGCCATATTTAGGTTCCTTCTAACTCAGCTATACGCGCCTCAAGCGCATCACATTTTGCCGACAGTTCTTGTACGGCTTTCACAAGAATAGGATATGAACGAACATAATCCGCCTCTAACTTTTCAGGGTTTGACCAATTCACCAAACGTGTGCGCGATGAAGATGAATGATCCAACTCAACATCGTGCAACTCTTGAGCAATAAAGCCGATATCTGTCTTTGCACCCAACGATCCATCACGGCGGTTCCAAGTGAACTGCACTGGGCGCATGTCGTTGATGAAGTCTAACCCATAGCTAATATCTGTAATCGCAGTTTTGTCGCGCTCGTCTGATAGACTGCTTATAGTCTGAACATTACAGCGCAGTGATGTGATATTATTATCACCAAGCGTAATTTCGTTTGTAGCTGTCGCGCCACTAGGCATAGCTTCATTGCCAACACAGGTAACATTAGAACCTGTTGTCAGTGCGTTTGTTGTAGAGCCGCCCTGTGAATACCCTGCGTTATATCCTAGAAAAGTGTTGTTGGCTCCAGTGTTTACGCTGCGACCTGCATATGCTCCAAAAGCTGAATTATCATCACCCTCAGTCAAGCTATAGAGAGCTTCATTTCCTAAAGCAGCGGCATAAGACGCTGATGTTAAGCTGTAAAGACTTCTATAACCGCCACCTACATTATAACTTCCAGAACCGCCATTATACCCACTCTGATAGCCCAAGAAGGAATTATAATCGCCACCGTCTACGTCATACCCAGCTTGATAACCAATATAAACGTTATATTGTGAAGTGCTGAAAGCACTAGCCCCAGCTTGATAACCAATAGAAACGCCGCCTGCTGCTGATTGTGCATTCCCACCGATGCAAACAAAGTAACTTGCCGTGTTATCGGCTGTATCTGTATTATATCCTACAAGTGTATTGTAGTCTCCAGAATATACATTATCACCACTATCATAACCAATTGCGACATTATAATATGGATTACTTGTGGTTGATCTGCCTAACGCATCATAGCCAATAGCAACTGAACGCTGATGATTTCCATCTGACATTGCATCATAGCCAATAGCCACACTATAATCACCATCACAGTCATTCATGGCATTATAGCCAATAGCGACTTGGTAGTCTTTACTGCTTACGTTATAGCTCCCTGCCAAAGAACCTAAATAAGTGCCGCCTGTTAGAAAAGTGCCGCGACCTGCGGAATTGCCGACAGCCACTGAATTTGTGTCAGTCGCGTTATCAAACATGGCGGAAACGCCAAGAGCGACATTACTATCCGCTGTAGTTAAGCTATAACCCGCTTGATAACCTATACCAGTATTATTAGAACCAGAGTTTAAATAAAATAATGCGTCTCTCCCTACAGCGGTATTGTAGCTACCCGATCCCGCATTGCTTATTGAACGATGTCCTATCGCGGTGTTATTTGAACCCGTGTTAGTATCTAAAGAAAACACGCCGACACTTACATTCTGAGTGCCTGTGGTTATTGCATTACCCGAAAGTCGTCCAATAAAGATACTATAATCGCCTGTCGTTATTGCATTCCCTGCGTCGCTTCCAATAGCAATATTTTCATTGCCACCGGCCTCAAGAGATGCCAAAGCACCTTCTCCTATAGGAATATTATTTGCCGTTCCAGTTGCTGGATCATCAGGCCAAGCTGATTGCCATAGCATCACAGTGCCAGTTTGGTCAGGTAGCGTAATTGTCCGATCTGCGGTTGGGTCTACCACTGTAAGTGTGGTTTCAAAATCGTCTGCAGTTGATCCTTCAAAGACAATGTTAACATTGCTTAATGCAATATCGCCAGAAAATGTGCCGCCACTTTCTAAGATTAAATCTTCTGCCGCAGCCGTGATAAACACGACCGCGCTGCCAGACAGGTTAAGCAAAGAGCCTGTTGAACTTTCAGTCAGTGTGCGTGAAAGCGTTGTGCCGCTTGAGGTGTAGGTGCCAGTTCCAATTTCCCAAGCGTCACCATCTTCTATCGTGTAACGCACAACATCAGCATCAGCCACCCCGCCATCCGCAAACGACTGATAGCCTGTCTCAGCAGCTCCAAGCGTTATCGTGCCTGTGCCAGTGGTTGCCGTAGCGACCTTAACTCTATTGGCTAGAACAACCATATTTTACACCTATGCAGGGTCAGGGATTTCAACGTCAAACGTGGCTACTGTAAACGTATTTCCAGACACAACTGACTGCGATGTTGTCAGCGAACCTGTGCAAAGCAAGCGGCTCTCAGATACGTCTGTAATCGCATAATGTGTTGCAGTGCCTGAGCCTGTCACTGAGCCATCTGAGATTGCTGCGCAGGCTGTCTTGCGGCCCGACGTATCACCGTCCTCTGGCGCACCAAACGATACTGAGGTGCTGTTGCCTAGCGTGTAGGTGCTTGTCGCCTCTGTGTATGTCGTAGGCTCTTGTGAGCAAATGTCTATGCGATCTGCCTCTAAGTCCAGCTTGGACAGTGCGGCGTCTAGCACATAATCTGAAATGGTTGCCATGTCTTTCTCCTAGAATGTGTTGACCTGCATGCGCAAGCCTGAGCCGCCAAACTTGGCTTTTTCGTTGTTAGCGTTTATACCATCGATTGCGCTTTGATACAACGCAGCCCACACCTGGGTTCTTTGATCGTCAACTAGATACGGTGCCGAATGTACCAAAGCACCATACAAATACGCATCTGGAAAATACTGCAAAATCCAGTTTGAGGTATTGCTGTCATCGAGTGGCGTGTTTCGGGCGTAATAATAAAGTTCGCCTGTGTAAGCGCTGTCAGGTGTTGGCCATACTTCAATTTGACCAGCGATTATTGAATAGTATTGAGGGCGGCCTGTCGTGTCTGCATTGTTGCGCCGATATGTCTGCAACGATAAAGGCGTAACCAGCTCAATAGGGCGCTCGTCAACGTCCAGGTGAAAGCGTACAGCTTCCATAAAGCCCTGTGGCAACTGAGTGTAACGCGCGTCTATGTCTGCCGTGCTGCGCTGCTCCATGCGCCAGTGGCGCACTTTGCGATCCATGTCAGCCTCTGCAAGACTGATGAAATCAGGAATAATTGACGTTAGGTCATCCCGGTTTAGCCAGTTGCCGATTGCGGTCTTTAGTTCTGCGTAGGTTGTAATAGCCATTACTGTAACAATCCTGTCTTTAAGAGATAGTCTTCTATTCTCTGCGCTTGCTCACTTGATACACCAGATTGCGCCAAAAGGCCACTTATTGGTGAAGCGTTGGCTGCCATGATATTTTCCAACTCAGACAAACGAGGGTCAAAACGTGCAT